AACGACAAGGCCGTCCAAGCCGTGGCCGACTCCATCCGCGAATTCGGCTTCCGCCAGCCCATCGTGGTCGATGACGCCGGCGTGATCGTGGTGGGCCATACCCGCTACAAGGCGGCGCTGAAGCTCGGACTCAAGACGGTGCCCGTCCACGTCGCCACCGACCTGACCCCGCAGCAAGCGCGGGCCTACCGCCTGGCCGACAACCGATCGGCGCAGAACGCCGAGTGGGACATAGACCTGCTTCCTATCGAACTGGGCGAACTCCGCGACGACGGCTTCGACCTGAAGCTCGTCGGATTCTCGGACAAGGAGCTTACCGAGTACCTCCGCGAGTTCGACACCGACCTTGAGGACGGCGACGAGGGGGACGAAGCCGTCGAAACCATCCGCTGCCCGAAGTGCGGCCACGAGTTCCCCCTGGAGTAAGTGCCATGAGCGCCGAAGTCGCCGTCTACGTCCAGAGCAAGTATGCCAAGCCCGCCTACACGGTGGAGAGCTACAACGTCCGCGCATGGCCGGGCTTGGAGATGGTCTGTCACGCGCTGCGCGACGCCGGGATCGAGGTAGACTACTGCTCGTCCGCCACGGCCGGGCGGTACAAGGTCGTGCTGGTGTCGATCACGTCCGGTTGCGACTGGTATCCGTTCATCGGCGAGCGGCTCCGCTGGCCGGCGACGGCGCAGCCGACGGTCATTGCCGGCGGCGCGGGACTGCTCAACGTCCGGCCGTTCTTGCGCTGGTGCGATGTCTTCTGCCTCGGCCGCGCCGAGCAGTACATCGTGCCGCTGGTCCGGGCGGCGCTGGCCGGCGAGACGCTGGAACACCCGTCGGTCATCTACGGGGCCGACTTCGACATCGGCCGGACGTACTACATCGACGCCGGGACGGGCCTGTATTTGCACGCCGTGCCGCTGGCCAACGGCAAGACGTGGCGTGAGAGCGCCTACGGCTGCCAGCGCAAGTGCGTGTTCTGCGCCTACACCTGGCACCGCCGGCACATCGGCGGGATGCAGAACGAAGCCGGCGCAGGCGACGTGCTCTGGGGCGGCTCGGCCGAGAAGACCATCTTCGAGTTGGACCTCGCCCGCCCGGAAACGTGGGGCCTGCCGAAGCTCCGCATCGTCGGCCTGGACGGCTTCTCCGAGCGGCTCCGGCGGATGGTCAACAAGCCCATCACGCGCGACATGCTCCGCGCCTTCTTCCGTGGGCTGGCCGCGGCGAAGGTCGCGCCGAACCATATGAAGGTCTACAACATCGTCGGCTACCCGACCGAGACGGAGGCCGACTGGTTCGAGTTCCTCGAAGATCTGGCCGCTGCGGATGAGGGGTGGACGAAGATCGACCCGCAATGGGGCATCGAGGTCCACTCGACGCCGTTCCGACCCATGCCGGCGACGCCGGGCGCGTGCTGGCCGATGAGTCCGGTCAACTACCGCGGCCGAATCGCCAAGGTGCTCGCCCAAGGCAAGCACCGGGAATACAAGGGCATCTTCTACCGGGGCAACCGCTTCTGGGGCGCGGAGTCGCGCGGCACAGAGAGCCTGCCGACTGTGATTCTCGACTCACTGGTTCTTCGGGGAACCGAGGACGACTCGGAGGTCATCGCGCGGCTGGCCGGCTCGAAGAAGTTCCGCAACGGGAGTATGGCGCACAAGACCGCGATCCTGGAGCGGCACGTCGATGTCGCCCGGCTGTTCGCCGGCTACACGTGGGAAACGCTGCCGACCCGATACCTGGCTTCCTACATCCCGAACCAGAAGCTCCAGAACATCGACGGCGTAGCTCGCAAACGGGCCGGCGCGCCATGGCCGGCCGAAGGCGGCGCGAAATGAGCGAGGAACTGGACATCCGCTCCCTGTCCGTAACGGCCGCGGCGAAGCTGCTCAAGGTGTCGCCGAAGACCATACGCGCCCACATCCGCCGCGGCTTGCCGCTGGTGGACAAGCGCATCGACCTGATCGTGTACGGGGCGTGGCTGAACCAGCAGGAACAGAACCGGCAGACCGATGGCGCTTGATCCCAAAAAGCTGAGCCGCAACGAACTTGTCCAGCTTCTCAACTCGACGGCGCTGGACGAGTCGCTCACGCGCTCGCGGCTCGACCGGCAGATGAACCGTGCCGGCCGGCGCTGGCATGACGGGCGACGCATCCGGCTGCTGGACTACTTGCGCTGGCTGATTCGCGAGGTGGACCGGCCGGCCAAGCCGAAGGCCGACGCCCGAGCCACGGACCTCGCGCGCAAGAACACAGAGACGTGGCGCAGCCAGAACATCGCGCCGCTGCCGGACATCGCCGACATGGGGCGGCGTGAACGCGCCCGGTCGGACTTTCGCTTCTTCTGCGAAACCTACTTCGCCAGCGCCCTCTATCGCGGCTGGTCGGAAGACCACCTCCGCGTCATCGACAAGATCGAGCGCGCCGTAAAGGAAGGCGGCTTGTTCGCGTTCGCCATGCCTCGCGGGTCGGGCAAGACGACGCTGGCCCGGCTGTCGGCGCTGTGGGCGATCCTGTCCGGCAATCGGCCGTTCGTGTGCCTGATCGGCGGATCGCAGGAACGCGCGATCGAGCTGCTCGCCCCGATCCGGAAGGCGGTGCTGGAGAACCCGCTGCTCCTGGCCGACTTCCCGAAGGCCGTCTATCCGCTGCACCGGCTCCAGAACAACGCCCGCCGGCAGATCGGCCAGCACATCGACGGCAAGCCGACCTACTGCACCTGGGCGGCGGACAAGCTGGTATTCCCGACGGTCGAAGGCGAGCACAACGAAACGTCCGGGGCCATCATCACCGTGACCAGCCTCGACGCGAACATGCGCGGCCAGCAGCACACCACCATGGACGGCCGAACGCTTCGGCCGTCGCTGGTTCTTCTGGACGATCCGCAGACGCGCCAGTCGGCGCGTTCGCCGTCGCAGACGCGCTACCGGCTCCAGCTTCTCACCGGCGACGTGCTCTGCATGGCCGGGCCGGGGGAGTCCATCGCCGCGGTGCTGACCTGCACGAAGATTTACGCCGGCGACTTGGCCGACCAAGTGCTCGACTCGCAGAAGAACCCCGAGTGGCAAGGCGAGTGCACGAAGATGGTCTACGCCTTCCCGTCGAATGAGAAACTCTGGGACGACTACGCCCGCCTCCGCGCCGAGGGGCTCCGAGCCGGCGAGGGCCTCAAGCCCGCGACGGCGTTCTATGAGAAACACCGCGAAGCCATGGACGTCGGCGCGGTCGTTGCCTGGCCGGAGCGATACGACATCAAGACGGAGGTATCGGCGGTCCAGCACGCCATGAACTTGAAGCTCCGCGACGAAGAAGCCTTCGCCGCGGAGTACCAGAACGAGCCGGTCACGGAGCAATCGCAGGAAGGACGCCTCACGGCGGACGAAGTGGCAGAGAAGACCACCGGCCGGCCGCGTGGCGAAGTGCCCCTGGCGGCAACGCGGATCACGGCGTTCATCGACGTGCACGACAAGCTGCTCTACTGGTGCGTCTGCGCGTGGGAGGAAGACTTCACCGGCTACGTCATTGACTACGGCACGTTCCCCGATCAGAAGCGGCTCTACTTCACGCTCCGCGACGCGACGCACACGCTGGGGCGGACGTTTCGCGGCGCGGGCAAGGAAGGCGCGGTTCAAGCCGGGCTGGAGAAACTCGCCGCCGACCTCCTTGGCCGGCAGTGGAAGCGCACTGACGGTGTGGCGCTCCAGGTCGAGCGGATGCTCATCGACTCGGGATACCTGCCGGCCGTCTGCAACGCGGCGGCGATCAAGCTGGGGCCGGCGGTGCTGCTGTCAAAGGGCATGGGCCTTCGGGCCGGCAACAAGCCGATGACGACGTACACCCGTCGTCCGGGCGAGCGGCACGGGTACAACTGGTACATCCCGAACGTCTCACGGTCGAGCGAGTTTCGCCACGTCGCCTTCGACGCCAACTTCTGGAAGACCTTCATCCATGCACGGCTCGCGACGGCCGCCGGCGACCGCGGCGCGATGACGCTGTTCGGCAAGAAGCCGGAACAGCACCGGCTCTTTGCCGAGCACGTCGCCGACGCCGAAAGCTATGTCGTCACCGAAGGACACGGCCGGACCGTCCACGAGTGGCGGGCCAAGCCGTCGAAGCCTGACAACCACTGGCTTGACTGCACGGTCGGCTGCGCCGTCGCCGCCTCGATGGTCGGCGTGAAAGTGCCCGGCGAGAGCGCGACCACCCGCCGACGGAAGCGGTATACACAGGAAGACCTGAGAAGGCGCGTGTCATGACCGACGAGAGCGCCCGGAAGCGATGGCCTCCGGCCGACAGCAAGCATGGCGTGGTGTGTCCGAAGTGCGGATGCGCCCACCTGCCGGTGCTCAACACGCGGCGTTCGATGGGCCGGATCGTTCGTTACCGCCAATGCCGGCACTGTGGCCGGCGGGTCACGACCTACGAGGTCACGCCGTCGAAGCTCGCCGACGTGGCCGAGTGAAGGCGCGGAAACCGGGAGCGAATGACAGATATGGCACAATCTGCCGCCGGCAGCCGGAAGGCCCTTCGCGGGGCGCAACTTCGGCGGTAGTGTGAGAGCAGACAACCAGGACGCGCGGCGTGCCGGCTGATCCCCGGCGCGAAGCCACAAACGAAGGCCATGCGGGGCCGCATACCCGGCATGGCCTTTTCTGTTGGGCCGCGCGACTGGTTGCCCCGGCTTCGGCCGGGCTTACAGCGGGAAGAGCCCTGGTGGGCTGTCGGGCCTCATACGCCCGACGCGGCCGGTTCGACTCCGGCTCCCGCAATTGAGGTGACACATGGCGGACGACCTGAAAGACGCAATCAAGCAGAACGCGGAAGGCCCGAAGCAGGCCAGCGCCGATGGCGTGAGCGCGCAGCAGCACTCGCTGGCCGACCAGATCGCCGCGGACAAGTACCTGGCCGGCAAGGATGCGGCGTCGCGCAACCCGGCCAAGGCGTTCACGCGGGTCAAGATCGTGCCGCCGGGGACGGTGTAACGCATGGGACTGTGGCCCTGGACAAAGCGGAAGAAGGTCAAGGCCGTCGGGCAACTGCTGCTCGTGCGGGCTAAGTTCGACGCCGCGCAGACCACGCCCGACAACCGGAAGCACTGGGCCAACGCCGACCATCTCTCTGCCGACGCCGCCGCGTCGCCGGAGGTCCGGCGCACGCTCCGCAACCGCGCCCGCTATGAAGTGGCGAACAACGCCTACGCCCGTGGCATTGTGCTCACGCTGGCCAACGATGTCATCGGGACCGGCCCGCGGCTCCAGATGCTCATCGACTCGGCCGAGGCCAATCGCACGATCGAAGCGGAGTTCGCGCGGTGGGCGAAGGCGGTCGGCCTGTCCGAGAAGCTCCGGACCATGCGGCAAGCCCGAGCGCAGGACGGCGAATCGTTCGCGCTTCTCGTCAGCAACGCGCGCCACGACTCGGCGGTCAAGCTCGATGTGCGGCTCATTGAAGCCGACCAAGTGACCACGCCCAATCTCTCGTTCGCCAAAGACAACGCCGTGGACGGGATCATGCTGGACGAGTTTGGCAACCCCGTGGAGTACCACGTGCTCAAGCAGCATCCCGGCGGCGATGCCGCTTCCGCCGGTACGCTATACGACCGCGTACCCGCGGCCAGCGTAATTCACTGGTTCCGTGCCGACCGGCCGGGCCAGAGCCGCGGGCTGCCGGTC